AGTGATATGTCTGGTATTGTTAAATTATTATTTTTGGCCATATCAAATAAATCTAATAAAGTTCTAGCCCAGTTATTAACATCTGCAGCAGGTGGTACAGTTTGTCCAGGTTGGGTGGCAATATATCCAGGTCTAACAATAGTAATAGTTACACCAAGACGTTGGTGGCGTAGCTGTTTGACCATTTCTTCTAATGTTACTTTTTGTTGATGATAGGCCAACATATCTAATCCAGGCAGTACACTAACAGGGTCTTGTGTCATCATGGTACTGATTACTATAATATGTTTTTTAGTGCCAGTCCAGCGTTGTGCCATTTCAAATAACAACTCAGACTGTGCGTATCCGGCTTGCGCATTGTTTACAAACATATCACACGGTTCAATCTGATCACAAATTTTAGGTATGTTACGAATGTTATTGCCTTCTCGTTGACTAAGTCCTACAACCTCATGTTCATCAAGAACATATTCTTTAGCCAGTGCTTGACCTATACCCGCAGTATGTCCCGTAATTGCTATCTTCATTTGATACCTCTTAACTGTTTTTGTTTGCGTATGTATGCATCTCTGGCGGCATGGTCGGTATTATCAACACTTAGTTCCGCGGGCATTTTTAAATATGCATAACCATGGTCGATACCGTGTTCTTGGGCAAAGGCTTGTATATTAGACAAATCATCTACATTCAATACACTAACCGTGGTCCATAAATTTAATTTTACCGGCATGGTTTTGTATTGCATTAGGTTAAGATAAAAAGTTTCCCAAGATATAGGCCAACGCATAAACTCATGAACCGGCCCGATACCGTCACAACTAACTGTAACAGTAACCTCAATGCCACGTTGAGCTATTTCAGTAAGCTCGTCTAATACAATATTGCAATTAGTATTGAGTCTTAGTGTACGTAAATTTGGTGGTAAGTTTGCCAATATTTTTTTATAGTTTTTGCTGTAGCTCGGTTCGCCGCCGTTAATGTCTAGGTGTCTGATGCGTTCCTGGGGCAACTTCCAGTATGCTTCACTGTTATTAACTACAGGAAAGTTGTTGCCGGTTAATGCGCCAATGCGAGTACTGCAATTAGGATTACAAGTTTGACAAGCGGCATTACATACATTGTCAAGTACTCCGCCTACCTGAAGATACATAGGATCAGATTCAGATTCATCTAATGCAATAGCATGTATTCTTATACTGCTAGGACTTTCTATTTCAATTTCTTGACAACGCACACATTCTGCAGGCCACGTACCAAATTTAAATAATTCTTTTGTATTAGCTAACCAAGAACTGGCCTCCATATCTTCCAATGAAGCATACTGTGGAGCATTGGTCATGTGCCCGCAACGACTAACTGTGCCATTAGGATTAAAACGAACAAAATGATCTAGTCTAGGACAGTACATTGGTTATGTTGAGAGATTTTTTAAAAACTAAATTGTAAAGATTGGAGTGCTTGTCTTGTACATGAGTTAGTAGCTCATGTATTGTAATTGTTTTGCCTATATGATCAATTAAAATCTGATCTAGTGCGTGATATAATTCTACTGATGTCCAATTAAAACTGTTAATTTTTTGTTCAAGTTCATTGGTTAATGGTTCTACTCCAGCCCGACTATTAAAGTGCGTCAGCTGGCCGATTTCTGTCATAGGACTAAATGTTACCAACGTGTCAGGGCGGGTAAACCGAGCTAAATTTAACAGCCAAAAAAACTGTGGGGCATAATGCCTATTCAAAAACAAATATCTATTAACAAAATATAATACAGTGTGTTGGTCAAGGTCATTGCCTTCTGCGGCCAAGTGTTGTAGATAAGTGTTTATTCCACTTAGAAAACGCTCACGAGGCTCTCGTAAAAATATTCTAATTGGTGTGTTAATTTTGTCAATATCTTTTTCAGGTACAACTGTCCATCCTCTAGATTCCATTTTCCAAATTAACGAGGAGCGGCCACATTTAAAAATTGGATAGACAAATTGCTGTGAGGCAACTTGAATCACCTCACAGCTATCTGGGAAGATAATACTATCTACTTCCGAAAACATTGTTTATGCCTTTTGACGGGCACGAATCATAGCCAATATATCTTGTGCTTTATCACTAGAAGCTGGTTTAGCTTCTACTGGAGCCGTTGCTACTGCTGGCTCTTCGTCATCAAAGTCATTTGATGCAACCGCTGGTGCTGGAGCACTTGCTACCTGTGGTGCTGGAGCACTTTCTGCGGCCGAAGTGCTGCCGCCTGCCGGAGCATTAACACCTGCTGGGCGGAAATACTGACCCCAACGTTCTGTGTCATAGCTTTGACCATCAACACTGGCTTCAAACATTTCTTTGATTACCTTGACTTCTGCTTCAGTGGGTTTCTTAGGCAAGAATGTTGAGAGATCAAATAAGCCGTGTTCAGCAATAGCCGCTTGTTCAGCTTCTGTAAGTGCTGTTTCTTTACGTGACCATTTACTTCCTGAATAGTCAGCAAAGCCACCTTTGCTTGCTTTACTAATGCGGAAGTCTAATCCACGTAGCAAGTCTGTTGGTAATTCTTCCAATTCTGGATCCATCAATGCTGATTTGATAGTTGTAAAGATCTGAGGACCAATGATAAATCTACGAATTGGGTTAGCCGGAGCCTTGTCGTCAGCAATTGGATTCTCACGAACAAATCCTTGGAAAATGTAACTGCGTTTTTTCCAATACTTACGACCCATGTCTTCTAAACTTTTATCTTTAAACCAAGTGCGAACTTCTGTAAGCACTGGACAAGTTTCTTGCCACATTTCCATACACGGAACTTGAACAAATACTTGTTTTGATTCCATTTCGCCTTTGACGCCATTAAATGGCAAACGAATCATTGCTCGTTCTTGCCAAAAGAATGTGTTCTTTGAGTTACCGTCTGGGAGGAACCTAAGTGTTGCGGCTTGACCTTCTTCCATATTCCAGTGTGGATAAATTGCATTATCACCACCTGTGGAGTTGCCGCCTTGTTGTTTACCTTCTGATTGTGCCAATCGGGCACGGATTTCTTGTAAAGATGCCATATTATGTTGCCTTTCTAAGTTGTTTAATATGTGTTGCCTATCTATTGTATAGATGTTACGTTGCCTGTGATACAAAAGAAAAAAGCGTATTCACTTGTGTAGTGTACACGCTTAATTCCTTAGCGTCAAGTACTATTTATGACGCAGTTGTTCAGATTGTAGAATTACTTGCTCAAACCCGAAAGTTCTTTGAGCCTGTCCAAGAAAGACAAATTTTTATCTACTGCTTTGAGTTTACCACTGTGTCCGTACTGTCCTTGAAGCGGGCTAGAATCATCGGATCCCCAGCACTCGTTTACACCATGTACTGGGCAATTTTCACCAGATTCGGTCATATTGCAAGTGGCATCATCAAATAAAGATGCGTCGTCTTCATTGGTTTCTTCTGGACTAATAGCATCGCCAATAGCATCACCGGCCATTGCACCGCGAATGGCGCCAACAGGGCCGCCTAACACCGCTCCAGCAACGCCACCTAATGCGGCACCAACAGTGCCTTCACCTTGAATCAACGGATTGTCCATTCCACCGTCTACGCTGTGTGGGTCTCGGACTTCTTCAGCATAGTCACCGTGCATAACACTTTCACGCTCAATACCATAATCTTCATCTGGGTTGCCGCCAACAATACCGCCGCCGCCTAAATGACTTTCCAAGTTCTGTGCTACCCATTCCATTGGATCGCCGTCACGTGCTTTGGCTACACCGTACGGCATTTCACCTGCATCATTGTAATAGTCAAACAAAGCATGGTATAAGTCATCGTCTAGGTTGCCGTCTTGTTCAAAATTGCGAACTTCTGCTTTGAAACGATTTAGAATATGATCAAGACTTGATCTATCTTCATCAATCAATCGACCTTCTACTAGTCCTGCGGCACGACGAATTGCGTTTAATGAGTCTTCAGCTAACTGATTAACAGTTCCTTGGCCGCCTGGGACTTTATCTGACTGCTCAGGAGCCGTAGTAGGTAAATCAGCAGGAGTAGCTTCTGGAGGATTCATTTCTGCTGTGGGATCAATGTTCAATTGCTCAATAACTTTACGCACATCTGGATCATCGCTTAACATTTGCATACGATCAAGAATAACTTGACGTGCATCTGCATTGGCATCACGTTTGGCTAACTCTTCTAATTGGTCAAACAACTCATCGTCGCCCAACAAGTCATACAATTGTTCTGTGACATTGGTAGCATCAGCGCCCACTGGCAGGTCCGTACTCATAAGTTCAAGCAATTGAGCTTGTTTTTCTGGGGTGTCTGGTGTTTGCCATGTTCCTTCTGTTAGGCGCTCTGCCCATGCTTCAAATATGTTGGCTTCTTTCATTGCTGTTCCTTGTTGTTGTATTTTGGCCAGCAAGGGAAGTGCTGACTCAATTCTTGTGTCAATACTCTGCTTGACAAAAAGACTTTTTAAACTTTCAATCACTACATCCTGTTCACTAATTTCAGCAGGACTCCATGATTCAAAATATGTTTTATATCCAGTACGAGTTGCAAGACTTTTAAGATTTCTCTGTAAGTTTGCTTGATACTCTTGCACTTGTTCTACTAATTGTTGTGTATCACCTTCAAATATTTGTCCAGCATTGGCTCTACGGAAACGATTTAGTACCGCTAGTTCTGTAACCATTTCTGCAATATGATTGCCGCGTGGATCGTAGGGGCGGCCACCTTGGCGTACATGCTCTAACATGGCACGGCCAGCTGTTAAACTGGTAAACGGTAACTTGTAGCGTTCACTGTCAGCAGTTTCAATAAACAAACTTTCAATGTGGCGGAAACGTGCATCACCTTCGCCTATGGTTTTCTTGTGGCGAATCATCAAGCGGGCTTCTGTTGCGGCGCCGTTCCAACTGGTGGTACGGTTACCAGTCCAGGATTCAAACAGGCCTTCTTTGATAGCGGCTTGCCCTTGCATACTGTAACGCAGACGATTTAAATTTTTAATACCAAAACTCATAAAATTACGAGTGGCAAAATTCTTCAGTTGTTCTAAAAATGCAAACCAGTCGTTTTTGTCGTCGCCTTCCATGCCACGACCCACATTATCACTACAATAAATTTCAAGATTGTTGTCATCACCTAGCATGATTACCACAGTGCCATAATCTTTGCCCGATTTAGCACGGAAATCAAAACTGAATATTTCAGCTTCTGCAGGGTCTGGGGCCGGGCGGCCCGAACTGTCCAACATTTCTGGATCAAAATCTCTGCTGATCAATAGATCAAATAGTTTGCGAGCGGATGTGATATCTGACATAGTAGTGTATTTAGCGCATTACACTAATGAAGGGCATAGGAGCAATTATAGAATCTCCGTGATCTCTTAGCTGATTATCAATGGTAGTATCGTAGGTTTGTAGCAGTTGCATCATGCGTACATTTAGCAGGGTAGCCATGACCAAATCGTCAGTTTCCCCGGGTTTTGCCGCATAACTTACGCCATGGGCCACAAAGTTTTTGAGCTCGCTAACCAGGCTAGGACTGCGTATTTTCATTTTTCCTGATTCTACCAAAGATTTAAGTTTGCTACAAGCAGTCAATTTATTTTTGTTAGTGGTGTTAAATCCTTTGCGATATCTACGACTTCCACCAGCACCGGCGTTAGGGTCGCTTAAAAAATAACCCTGAATATTTTCTTCACCGTACTGAGAAATACTGATTAGAGCCGCTTCACCAATGGTGTTATTTTCTACACTGTAATAAACATTTTGTACATCCTTGACTGTGTCAGTAATATGTTTGCAAATATCAGCTAGAATACGCACCTGCTCAGGAATTGGTGTACGATTATGCCGCCATTCTGCCACTTGTTCTGTGGTATTGGCTTCAAACACCTGGATAGCTGCTGGGTCACCACCAGTGCCAAGGCTAGGATCCAATGACACCACATAGGTGCGTCCAGCACGAGGAGTTTGGAACCAGCGCACCTGTCCTGTCCTGTACAAGGGTTCGTGTCCTTGTAGATCTATCAGTTTGGTTGGAGCAATAAGTGTTTCATCATTTATGATAAATTCACATCCCATCTCACGACGGAACCGATCTTCACCTAGTTGTGCTCGCTGTGCTGTGGCCCAGGCTTCGTCACGATCTGGGTGTTCGTTCCAAAAGCTACGGAATGCTTTGAATCCGTTGACCCCTACTTCGGTGGGATTGCCATAGCTGTCCTCGCATTTGTTGGCGCCTTTCCATAGTAGAGCAAATTGATCTTCGTCACTATTTGGAGTGCTTGTAATAATACACTTACCACCAGTGGCCAAGGTAGGACTAATGGAAGTCCAGAATTCACTGGCTACACCAGGGCGTACAAACGCAAACTCGTCAGCGTACAGCAAGGATAAACTCATACCACGACCAGTGTTTTCAGTTGTAGTGGCCGATATAATGCGACTGCCATTTTCAAAATCTATGCTACCTCTGTTGTAGTTTGTTACGCCAGCACGGATAAAATCTGGACAATCCTCGTAGGCATAACGAATACGTTGCATGATCTCTTGCGAGCCTGTGTACTTGTGTGCGGCAATAAGGATGGTCGAGTCCGGAACAAACATGGCATACCATAGCAGGTAACCAGCGGCACTGGTTGATTTACCAGTTTGTCGCGGCATCATTGAAATTGAGAAGCGATTTTCATGGTAAACGTCAATTAGGCGTTTTTGATAATCGTAGGGATGATACAACATTTTGCCCTGCGTTGGATGCTGAATGTAAAAATAATTGTCCATAAAGTATGCTGGGCCAGATACAGGATCAGCACATTTTACAAACTCAGCTAACTGCTCGTCGGTAAAGGTTGTATTTTTGTAAGGAGTTTTAACTAGGGTTAGTTGATCTTTACTCATAATAAATTACTTAGTTCAGGCCATAGCCGAGCAAATTGTCCCTGCTGGTCTGGATGATATTTATTTTCTATATCATGTATATGTTTAACAAATTCTTGTGTTTGAGCCGATGTTGTACTAGTGTTGGATCGATATTGCTGTAGTAAAGTATCAAAAAATACACGTTCAGTGTCTGTGGCCAGGCCTGTAGCATAAAATTTTTCAATTTCCTCTGCGGCTAATTGTGCTATTGCTTGATTCTGTTTGGTAGGATCAAGGCAGACTGGCCCAAAAAGATTTTGCCAAAGCACTGTTAGTCCTTGATTATGGGCAAACTCACGTAATTCTGTTAACCGTGTGGCATTATACATGTTGTATACTGCATGTATTCCGCCCCAGTGTGCTTGAAATTGGTTAGAATCTTTGACCATAAGTGATTTTATAATTGATAAATTTTCTTGTAACAATCCCCAATCAGCACCATGTCGAACATATTCAAAACGTAACCCTATGTTGTCAAAACTCATTGACCAGCCTACACGTTTACGTTTGACTAATTTTTTAAAGATTTCGTTATTTTCCAACGGATTGCTGAGATTAGTAATGATAGTTACTATACAGTCCTCTGGGATTACATCTAATAGTTTGATATTTTCTTTTAACAATAACGGCTCTCCGCCAATTAATGCCACCTCTTGTACGTGGTCGTAGTGTTTTTCAATGAAATCACAAACATCAGTGTAATAATGACGAGTAGAGGTATTTACTGGTATGTTTCGTAAACTGGCCCATTTTGAACTGTCGGCTGGGCCGCAATAGTTGCAACTGAGATTGCAGGTATTGTTCCAACGCACATCAACAATTGCTGGAAAATGATATTGATCTCCGGCTGTGGTATAATCGATGTCAGGGCTTTTGTTGTTGTGCCAAGCTCGTTCACTTGAGTTGCCAAATCTTTCAGCTTTAACACAGTTTGAGCAATACAGATGCGGATTGCCTTGACTCAAAGCCGATCTAATTTCAGCAAGCTCTGGGCCGTTGAGTACCTCGGTAATTGTTTTGGTGTTGAGGTTGCCCAGCATGTTAGGATTGCCGGCACAACAGGTTTTAACATCACCACGTGGATTGATATGCAGGCCCCTCCAAGGAGCCGCACAATAAAATGAGTTCATGAACTACTTATATGGGTTTTCGCCGGTGAGGCTGGGTTTTGCGAACCACAGTTTAAACCATGGGTCAGTACCGGGCTGGATATTTTTCTTCCGTTGGAAACGGGCCACGTGTGTGCCTGTTTTGGAAATGTTACTCCCAGATAAGGGTTTCAGCTTTGACTTAGGGTAAACGCCCTTGCCAAATTCGCTAAATCGCACAACTAATTACACCAGCTTTGCTTGGCGTCGCCGTAGTATTCTCTAGCAAAGCCATTGCGGATCAGTTCACTACGTAGGCTCACACCGTCCAGGATCATGTCACCCAACACACGGCCGCCAAACTTGTCCCAACTGTAGAGAATTACCTGATGCTTTTTGGTATTTTTTACAGCGTTCTTGGTAAACTCTGAAGCAGCTTGACCACGAGCATCTTCCGACGGGCACTGGGCACGATGTCCTTTTTCTGGAGTGTCCACACCAAACACACGCACAGCCAGCTCAGGTTTGAGTGGTTGTGGCAAGAACGGTGCGGCAATCACAACAGTATCACCGTCGTTGACCCGCACAATCTGTGCGTCATAGGTCA